ACCGGCGAGGACGGCAGGCAGCACAAGGCCAGCGCCGACCCGCTGAACCACTGCACAAGCCTTGATCTGCCCCTTGACGTGGAGGACAGCGGCAGCGCAACCGTGGGCGAACAACAGGAAGACCCGGCAGCGGCGGCAGATCTGCAGGCGGTAGAAGATGATCTGTTCCGCGAACAGCTGCATGATGCAATCGAAGAAGCCCTTGCTAAGCTGTCAGGCAATGAAGCCGATGTTATCCGGCGGCGATATTATCAGCGGCAAACATGGGCCGAGATTGAAGCGGACGCCGGCATTAAAACCAGCCAAGGCAGAACGGCAGAACACAGCGCACTAACCAAGCTGCGCCGCAATCCGGCATTGAACCGCTTCCACGAGGAAGTCATTACATACCATTCCTACACCGGCACCGGCTTTGCCGCCTGGAAGCACGGCGGCAGCGTGGAAGAACGATTAACAGAATACCTTGAAAGTAAAGGCGCGTATATCTTTACCAAAGTGCGGTAA